AAGAAGCCATCACCGCCATCAAAGAAGCATTGGCACAGCCAGAGGAGCAGCATAGCTGCGACAAGCAGGAGCCTGTGGCGTGGAAGCCAATTGAGACTGCTCCAAAAGATGTAATGATTCTGGTATGCCTTCCAAGACAAATGAATCTTGTGGTTCGCGCTTGGTACAACAGCATTCACAACTTTTGGCAAACAGATTATGAAGGTGAAGGCGGCATTACTAGACCAATGTATTTCCATGAAGGAGATTTATGGCATCCAATACCACCTCTCTACACCACCCCACCACAGCGCACATGGGTTGGGCTGACGGATGAGGATATTGCACAGGGCTGTAAAGAATCTTGGGTAACTGAACAAGCATGGCAGTCGGCAGTTTGGTGGGCAGAAGCCAAACTCAAGGAGAAGAACACATGAAATTTATTTTTGTACCCCTTTTTTGGGCAATGATTCCGCTTGCTTTTATTGTTGTTATTTTTGATGTCGCCAAATCATTCGTAGAAGATAGATTAGAAGCCAAACTCAAGGAGAAGAACACATGAACACTTGTCCAAATTGCGGAAAGGTAGCGGGGATTCACTCAAGCATACTGCAAGGGTGTATGTGCCAATACTCAATGCAAGCGCCACCACAGCGCACATGGGTTGGGCTGACGGATGAGGAGACTGATTTGCTTGAGGAGTTGTATGCTCCGCCAGTGCACCCTGATTTCGTCAATGATGCAGACCATTGCTTGGAATTGATACGCCACGTAGAGGCTAAACTCAAGGATAAAAACGGCTATGCCGAGGAGCGCAACACTTGATTCAGCAAATCAGGACATTCTTTGGTAGACAAAGAGGTGAAAGCGGTAAGCGCAGAACCGAAGTCAAGATGGGAATTGCTTGGATTTGCTTGGGTTGCGGCAAAGTGTTCACTAACAAATCTCTCGCAGACCTTCATAAGTGCATTAGGGAAATTCCCTATATCAATTATGATAATGTCTGACAGAATACACACATTGATAGGTTTATAACAGGAGTGAATTATGGATTTTGAGAGAGAAAAATGGATGGCACTGCAAGACCTGAACCCCTCAGATGTTGCAGATGCGATATGCGATAGTCAAGCTATCGTTGAAGCAATCCAATCAAACGCATGGGCTGATGTTGCAGACATGGTTCGATCAAGAGTCGAACTCAAAGCAGAACGACTTGCACAAACAGCATTAGAAATTCCATTGACTTGTTGGGTTGATAGTGAAGAAGAACTTAATCTCTGGCGTTATTACCGCATGGAATTACATCGTGAGGCTATTGAACACAACAAGCCTAAATTGCCTAAAATCAACCCTTACACCAGCGAGGCCAGCAATGAAAACTAAGCTGAATTTAGAGAGAATCATTGAGGAGCATTCCAATGAGTATTACTGTGCGTTCTGCATTAAACCTCGCAATCCAACAGATCAATGTTGCGATGACTCGGTTTTTATCTTATTTTCAGATTTGGACACCTACACTCAGTTTGAAAGAGCGTCAGAGATTGCTCAAAAGGGCGGCTAGGCGAGTGAAAGAACAACCTAAGACGCAACGGGTGGTTATGCCATCCAAACTCATCACCGACCCAACATTCGGGTATGTGAACTCAGCCCTGACAAATGTTCAGGATACATGGAAGAAGCATTCAACAGGAGTAAACAATGCTGGATTATTCAACAATCCTAATGCGGATAGAAAGAACGACAAAGAGTCTGGAGGACAAGTGCCTACACAAAAAATTCGTAGGGTTCAATAACGATATTGCTCAGATGCACAGCGATTTGACGCTGTTGGCAATGTGGTCAGTTAATCAAGAGGCGATAGATATTTTTAACGATGTGATGGGAGTCAAGGAATGAATCAAGAAAAGGTGTTAACAGTGGGTAATTTGGTTGACAGAAAAGAAGCAATCAACAAGATGCTGTCAGCAAATGTCAATAATCACACTGAGAAAAAAGGGAATTTGACATATCTTTCATGGGCGTGGGCATGGGCAGAAGCACTCAAAGCTGATGAAGATGCCACTTTCAGAGTTGAAATGTTTAACGACAAGTGTTACATGGATATAAACGGCACTGCAATGGTGTTCGTCACAGTCACAATGTTTCGCAAACCAGTGACTTGCCAACTTCCAGTAATGGACTTCCGCAACAAAGCAATCCTCAATCCTGACGCATTTGCAGTCAACACCGCCATCATGCGGTGCATGACTAAGGCACTGTCATTGCATGGTTTGGGTCTGTATATCTATGCTGGAGAAGACTTGCCTGAAGGTGAAGGTTCAGACATAGATGTCAACAGCATGATTGACCATTTAGCGGCTATTGAAGCGGCATCCACCATTGAGGAGTTGAAAGATGTTTACACCACTGCTTACAGTGCTTGCGGTTCTGATAAGACTTGGCAGAAAAAAGTGATTGATGCAAAAGAAAAGCGTAAAGGAGCATTGAAATGAACAACCCACCAGCATTTCCGGGTAAACAAAAGGCTTTGATGATTCAGTCTGAGCACATTGGCATTGCCAGCGAATATGAGATTGATCACAACGGCATGACATTGCGTGACTACTTTGCGGCAAAGGCATTGCCTCAGTGCTTTGAGGTATCTGCAACAACAGACATCGCCGCAAAAGAAGCGTACCGCATGGCAGACGCAATGCTGAAAGCGAGGGAAGCATGAGCAATATTGAACAAGGCACACCAGAATGGTTTGCACAGCGTTGTGGCAAAGCCACTGCTTCTCGTATCTCTGACATTGTTGCTAAGACAAAGACAGGCTACAGCACAAGCAGAGCAAACTACATGGCACAGTTGGTAGTCGAACGCATGACTAACCAAGTCGGAGAGTCTTACTCAAATGCCGCTATGGAGTGGGGTGTTGAGAACGAACCCTTTGCCAGAGCCGCATACGAGGTTAAAACAGGCAATACAGTCGATCAGGTAGGTGCTATTGACCATCCAAGTATTGCCATGTCTGCCGCCTCTCCTGATGGCTTGATTAGTGACGATGGATGTTTAGAAATCAAGTGTCCAAACACTTCAACCCATATCGACACTATTCTTGGTGGTGAGCCAGCAAAGAAGTATTACGACCAAATGCAGTGGCAAATGGCGTGTGCAAAGAGAAGTTGGTGTGACTTTGTGAGTTTCGACCCACGAATGCCAGCACACTTACAACTGTTTGTCCAAAGAATCCAGCGCAATGATGTTTACATTGCAGAACTGGAAAAAGAGGTTGTCCAGTTTCTCAAAGAAGTGGATGACAAAGTTAAAAAACTCAATGAAATTAAGGTGTAAATATGGAACTTAGCAAAGAGTTGTTAAATGAAATATTTCACTATGAAGATGGCAACCTCATTTGGAAAAAGAAAATTGCAAAAAACATAATTCTTAACAAAATTGCTGGGAGAACAATTCATCATGGATACAAAATGATAGGTCTATATGGTCAAGCATATATGTCTCATAGGCTTATTTTTATGTTTCATCATGGGTATTTTCCAAAAGAAGTTGATCATATTGATGGAAACAAATCAAATAACAAAATAGAAAATTTAAGACCAGCAACACATTCTGAAAATTTGAAAAATCAAAAAATACGAACAAATAATGTTAGTGGTCACAAAAATGTAGGATGGGCAAAGCGTGAACAAAAATGGAGGGTTAGATTAACAGTTAATTTTAAAGACAAACACATTGGATATTTTTCAGATCGTGAACTAGCTGATCTAGTTGCTGTTGAAGCGGCAGATTTGCATCATGGTAAATTTTCAGCATATAAAGGAGTGTTAAATGGATAATTTTAGGGACAACTCAGGTGTATTGTTCAAGAACGACAAGAAAGATAAAGACAATCATCCTGACTATAAAGGCAACATTCGTGTTGATGGACAGGACTTCTGGCTTTCAGCATGGATTAAAGAGGGTAAGAACGGCAAGTTCATGGGACTAGCAGTCAGCCCTAAAGAAGACCAACCACAATCTCAAAGCAAGCCTAAAGCCAAGATTGAGGACATGGATTCAGACATACCTTTTAATTGAGAGGCTCTGGAAAACCTCTTAAAAAACCAGTAAAAACAATGGGGAAAGCGTAAGTGAGTACCCACTAACTTAACAGGAGTGAATGATGACAAAACTAGACGATATACATTTTGGTGGTGGCGTAAAGAAGTTCTTTGACTTGCCTATCTTTAATCGGGTGAGAACCTCTGACCCAATAACTAGCTACGAAGCCGCTGATTCTGCAAAGGATTTGGCTTCTAAACATTTTTGCATGATTGTGGACGCTTTAAAGGCTCATGGCTCACTTGGTAAAGATGGAATAGCCCAACATAGTGGGTTAGAGTCTAATCAGGTTGCAAGGCGTTTAAACGAGTTGTCCAATATGAACTTGATTGAGTTGACAGGACGCACAGTCAAATCAAAATCAGGACGCAACGAGCGTGAATGGAGAGTTAAACATGATTGAAAATGTACTTAACATAATCACACTTTTGGCAATTGGTGGAGGTGTACTCATACTTGGCGTATGGGTCTTCCTCCACTTCTTTGACGATTAAGCAACTAAGCCATTGAGGTAGGTGGTCTTACCAGCTATCTTGGTGGCAGTCAGTTCTTGTTTCTTAAGGTTGTTTGGGTCATAAGACACATGAACCCAACCAGAATCAGGTACACCTTGAGTGTAGAACTCTAAGATCAATTGTGTGTAGTCCAAGTTGTCCATAATCCACTGAGCCAGATCAGCATTGGCAACACCAACTATCTCAATGTCAGCGGCTTGGCCTTTGCAGTGGTCAGAGGTCTTAGAACCTCCTACAGCCGCATTGGATTCAGGACTACGATAGCCAGAGTTCACTGTGACAGACTTACCAAAGTGCTCACGAACAGGTTGCAGAACCTTCTCGCACAAGGTTTTCAGGTTCTCCAATGCCTGTTCATCAGGTGTATTGTCTAACCCCAAACGAGTGGCAGTGTCTGACTTGGTGAGTTCTCTCAAGGTAAAGTTTGCTGACAGGTTCATGGTTTCTCCTTTAAGGTTTCGTAGACGGATTGATAGGCTTGCTGACAGGCTGTGAGTTGTCTGATTGCTTCATCTCCTGAGTCGGTGATGGCGACAAGAGATCGAGCAGTCTCTGCGTCAAGTTCGGCTCTCTCTTCACCGCTATCTCGGGGGGGAGTGGTGTTATCTGTGGGGGCTTGTACGGGGCAGTTGGTTGCTTTGACAGGAAGCCGCAACCGCAAAGCACCAGAGGAAATAGCCAAATCACGCTCTTTTGAAATCTGTCTTGCCTTTTCATTTGATGTCCTTAAAGCTGTTGCGGTTTGTGTGATTGCCATTGTCAGTGCCTGTTCTTTTTGCCTAGCTTCAGCATTGAGTTTGGCAATCTCAAGTTGCTGACGAGTGACCTCATCCTTTGAGCCTTTCCAATACCCACCACCAAAGGCACTCAGCACCGCCAAGACAATGCCAAGAAGCACATACGGGTTGAAGATGGTCATGGCTTGGGCGGCTCATCGTTGTCGATTGATTCAGCCTTGGCAGTAGCAGAAGCTATCGCCTTGACTCCTGAACGACCAGCTACACCACCAAGTACACCAGTGATGAAAACCATGATGGTTGAAATCTGTTGCGTGTAGACCTTATCAATTGCCGCCATTCCATTCATGGGTTGGGTGACAAATGAAACTGAGTACAAGAACATACCCATAGAAGTCAACAGGATGGTCACTAAGACCACGATAACGAATGCCCATACCCTGACTTCGATTTCATCAGCGGTAAGGCGATTATTTGGTTTGTATCCGACTGTTGGCATCACTTTTTCTCCTTTTCAATTGTTACAAGTTGTTCTGGACAAGTACCTGAAGCAGTGCAAATGGGTGGTTTGCATTCATCAAGTTCCCAATTTTCAGGGTCTTGGCAAGGGTAGCGGTATCTGTCTTCACAGGCAGACAACATGACCAACACCATTAAACAAACTATTCTCATTTCTCTTTCTCCCTCTCTTTTTGTTCAACTTGTCTTCTCAGTTTCTCTACCTTTTCTAGCTGAGATTTAGCCTCATTTTTAGTCTCCAAGATGTCAAGATAAAGAAATGCCATCAAAGGCAACAACAAAGCAATCAGTACGCAAGCCGCAATCCAACCCATCACTTCTTCCCCCAATGGCTTACGAACACGAACCACATCCACAGGTAAAGGAGGAATATAAAAGTCGCCACCACTGCCGCCAGCTTTGCTTGTAGGTTTCTTTCCTCCTCTTTGCGTAGCCATGCCTCTTGCCTCTTAATTGCCTCTTGCTTCAACCTTGCCTGAGTCTGCTCCTCATCAATCTTGTCCTTCATGCTGAAGACCTCTGAGTACAGTGCGCCCATCTCAGGAGGGCTTTGATACACCATGCACTCACGAATCTGCACCACCAACGCATCCATCTCTTGCTGTGCCATCACCCTCTTTAAAGCCGCTTCCATGTGGTTTTGGTCAGGGTCATAGACTGTCAAACTTTTTTCTTCTTCTTCCCTTATGTGTGCCGCTAATTGCTCTTGAAGCCTGAAAAACTCGGTCAGATTCTTGACAATATCAACTTTGACTTGGGTTTCGTCAACAGCAACGAACTTTTCTTTCTTTTTCGCCACAGGCTTGGGCGTTGACTGTTTTGCCTTGGGTTTAAAGAAGTTACTAAAGTTACTCCAAAATCCAGTAACTTCCCTATAAACGCCAACAGCCTCGTCAACAGTGCTCTTGACCTCCATGAAAGACTCTTTGGCTTGCTTATACAGGTCACAGCCAGCTTGAATCTGTTTGACAAGTCCTGCCGCAAGGAGGCAAATGCTAATCGGGTCAATTTTGTGTCCTTATCTAGTGCGTTCTGCTCTGTTGTATTGAAAAACAGTGCTTGGAGCAAGAACAGCACCAGTTTGAGGCGCAGTTTGACTCATCAGACCACCAGCCTTTTTAACCAAATCAGGTCTTGATCGCAACACGGCATCTAAGGCTCTTTGTCCAGCGGGACTGTACATTGTTGGAACACCAGTAACTAAACCAGCCGCAATAACTGGTTCTGTCAACATTCCATAACCACCAGCAACCCTAGTAGCAATATTACCTTCTAATGTTGCCTTTGATTGGTCGCCAAGGATTTGAACGCCAGCATCAGAAATTTGTTGGCTTTTCGCTCTACCTTTTGCAAAAGCTGATTTGTTCCTTGTTTTATCAGCTTGTCGAACAGCAATTGAAAACTGTTTTGGAGTAAACACCCCACTAGGCGCACCAGAGTTTGCCGCCGCAATGTTAATAACAGACAAATCACTATAAGCACTGTCAATTCTTCGCAATTGCGGAGTTTGCTTAGGGTTTTGAAAGTAAAGTTCTTTTTTCAATACTCCCAAAACATCGCTCAAGGCTTCTCCAATTTCTTTTTCAGAAGCAGTATTACTGTTCAAATAATTACTAGCTTTTTTACGCAAATCTGACTCAATACCCTTAAATGTTTGACCATCCAACTTTTGACCAGAAAATTTGCCTAACACTACATCATTGAGTGTTTGAGCAACTTGTTGTCTTTGACTTGGAGACAAATTAGTTTTCTTGCTTAAAGCAGAAAGAATATTGCTTGTAGTAGCAAAATCCAAATCAAACGACATTTTTGACAACACTTCATCATATTTATTAGACACTTGGTCTGATGCGTATGAGATGGCATCTCTGCCAATTACATTGGCTGGAAGTTTGTCTTTGACTTTATCTAATGCCTTATTGATAACACCTTTATTAAAATCAAACAAGGTGCGTTGTCGTGCATTGCTTATGCTTTCTCCAATTAAAGGTAAGTTTTGTGCAAATTCTTCAAATGCACCAAATTGTCCACCAAGCGTTTGCCCTGTTGTTGGAGTGATTCCAAGATCACGCATGGTTTGTTCTGCTTTAGAAACAAGTGGATTCAATACCCTACCAGCACCAGCAACAACCTTTTCACCAATCGGAGCAGTCACAGCACCAATACCAACTTGCTCTGTTTTTTGCGCTCCAAAACTACCTTCACCTGTCACTGGTTGCATAGCACCACCAGCCGCACCGCCAGCAACAGTTTGAGCCGTTGTTCCAAAACCTTTTGCACGAGCTAATTGAGTTGCTCTAGCCGCAGGGACAATGGTTGCAGGATTTAAAACATTGCCAGCCAATCTAGGAACATCAAATCCAGTTTCACCACGAGCTTGTCGTTGTTGCTGATACGCCAATTCTTCAGCGCGAGCAAGTTCATCCATTCGCTTTGCTTCGCTTGAAAAAAATTCACTCACTGGATTTTCAAACGCACCAAACCCAGAAGTTACTCCAGCTAATGCACGAGGCAACATTTGTGCGCCACCAGTAATAGGGTCTTTTAAACCCATCATAAATCCTGACGATGGAGGAGTAACTTGAGTTTCACCAGAAATGGCTTGAGCAATTTGCTCGTCTGTCATTCCATCTGGAAATTCAATTACATCATTACCTACTTGTACATAGCTTGGCATTTCATTCTCCAGTTACAACTTCAAGTTTTTTTGTTTGTGGGTTGTATCGCTTAGTGGGTTTTGGTATTGCTGAAGGCGTTTCTATTGGTTCAATTGGCAATTGACTACCAGTTCCTCCAGCTTCAACTTGCTTTTGCAACCTAGCAATATTGTTTCTGATCTTCTTTTCAGCACTTGCCAAAATACGCTTCATAGACTCTGGTTCTATGCGTTGGTCGCCAGCAACAACTTTTTGCAGATATTTCAATTCCTCATTAGAGTCATTGCCTCCAAATTGGATAAGCCTTGGGATAACAATTTCACCAATGTTTGACATGAAAACTTCTGTGTTTTGAACCTTTTTAGAGTCTCCAATCACCCCACCAGAATACTTTGCAATAAAACCTTTTTCTGGGCCATATGCGCCAGCATAAATGCCTTTATCTATCAGTTTCAAAGCATCACTAACGCCAGTTAACAAAGAATATTGGTTTTCAATATTTGCAACATTTTCGCCAACAATTTTTCCTGCCGCTTTGCTTGCCGCACCAGTATCAATTGTTATTCCTCCAATGGTTACATTGCCTGTTCCTTTTTCAGCACCTTTGGTTTCAGCATTTATATGCTCAAGCATTCTTCTTTGAAATGGCTCTGTATTTGGAGTTAAACCAGCCTCAATAAGTTTTTGCGCAAATGACGAATATTTTTCTGGCTTTTCCCCTTGGTAAATTGGTTGCCCTGTTGATTCAGCAACTAGCGCATTCCCAACAACTACAAATTTTTCTTTTACTGGTGATGAATATAAGACATCGCCAGTTTCTGCGTTAATAACTTTACCATCCACAACAATAGGTCTTAGCTTTGCTTCTTTTTTTCTTTGTTCAGCCAAAGCTATTTCAGACATTGATTTACGAGCACTTTCAGCAATCTTCATCGCCAAATCAGGGGCACTTCTGGCATATTTCTGAGCAACTCTCAATTGTTGTTCAGGGTCACTTGGGTCAAGTTCACTCAAGATTTGCTGTTGCAAACCAATCATCTGCAACTGAGGGTCTTTGCCACCCAAAGCACCACCAACCACATCACCTAACTGTTGACCACCACGATAGAAGCCATAGTCTGCTTGTTGCATAGGTGATAACTGTGCAAACGCTAATGCACGATCACGCATAGCCGCTTGACGCTTTTGCAAGTATTCCATCTCTGCCGCACGGGAGATTTCAGGGCTAAACATTCCACCCACAACAGATGCAGGTGCTTGTCTTACTGACAGCGCTGAGTATGGTTCAGCATCTGGTGTTAATTGAATATTCTCTACATCTGCTGGAGTAAACTCAGTACGGAGAGATTGGCTAAATGGTAAAGACATTCTTTTTAAAAGTTCTGATCTTGCTAATTCATTTAAACGATCTGTTTCTTCTCTACTTTGTCGAGATTGCAAATCCATATCGCCATAAGTTGATTGATTTGCAAAAAGTCTATTCATTAAATTTGTGTATGGCATGATTTATTCCTTAAATAACATAATCTCTTGCGCCAAAACTCATTTGTGGATTGAAATATCCAGAGGATTGGTTGTTTGGTTGTATAGACGCTTGATAGGCATCAGAAAAAACAGGTGTTTGCGGAGGATTGAAATATCTTTCTAATGCTTGCTGTGTTCTATCACTATCTGCTAAACCAATCAATGATTTACCAATGCCACTACCAGCCGTGCTTTGAATAGCCCTTGCCGCACCCATACCACCAGATAGCAAGAATTGACCAACATTGCCACCAGCACTAGCGGTTTGACCACCTATTTGCCTACCTAATTGCAAAGGTTGTTGTCCAAGTTCTTCAATAGTAGAACCAGCACCTAAGTAAGTTGCAAAAGGATTCAAAGCGTTTACTTGACCTGTTGAGTACAAGTTATAAATATCTGAGCCAGTACCAAATAATCCTGCGCCAAATGCAGTTCTTTGTCTTCCAGCTTCTTCTGCTCTTGCCGCTAACTCTGCGTCTTCTTGGGCAATAGCGTTGTAATAGGCTTCTAATTCAGGTTGACTTGCGCCTAAACCTAAACCACCTCCGGGGCGCAATCCTGTAGCACCTACAGACAAGCCACCACGACCTGTTTGGAACAGTCGATTTTGTAACTGGGCATATTGACGCTCACGACTTGGTGCAAGCAAGTTGTATTGACTCTCCATGTATTTCTGTGCAGTTTGTTCTGGAGTTTGGTCTAAATATCTAGTACCTAAATCAAACAAAGTCCCTGCCGCACCAATAGTCGGTCTAAGCATAGCCTCACCAGCTTCTGCTTGACCCAAACCTCTTTCAGTCAAGCCCATCAATCTATCTTGATAGGCTCGTAATTCAGGGGCTACTGTGTAACCAGCACCAGACACATACCCGCTAGGGTCAAACTGAAACTGAGAAGTGCCGTAACGAGTAGTTATACCCACGGGGCGAAACTTAGCCGCTTCAGCCGCAAGTCGTGCCGATTCTAATGTAGCCTGTGCTGATGCTTGTGCGCCTCTTTCAACGGCTTTACTTTGCATCGACCCACCAAGCAGTGATGCACCTCCAATAATTGCGGCGGCGGCTATAGGCATATCAATCTCCCTTAATCAAAATTTCATCCACTTTAGACGGGTCTTTCTCGTCAGTGGCGTGAATACAAAACCAAACACAATCTGTTATCGCTTTGACTCCATGAGTCAACCCTGCTTTAATTTCAATACACGCTGGTGCTTCAACAATATCAATCTCAGTACCACGCAACACAGCAACCTTACCTTGTGCCAATATCGACAAGTGGCTAAAGTCATGCGTATGCTTCAAGATAGCCATGCCAGCAGGGAAACATGACTGCTTGGCATACAGACCGTCAGAGAAGTGATGCAATATCTCAGGGTTTTTCATGCCGTTCTTTTCCACATATACACAGTAATGTACGGTTGGTAGTTAGCATTTGTGCCACTTGAACCAGCACTAGCAACAGTTGTTGTAATGTTTGCAAAGCCTGTTCCAGTGTTTGCTGTTACAGCATTTACCCTTGCACCACCACCACCAGCGTTACCAATTCCGGGTTGGTTGTATTCTGTTTGTGTATGTAAGTGACCAGAATCTGTTGATGTTGCAGTGTGAGTGTGGCTTACAGTAATTGCATCTGCACTACCACCAGTTTCTTCAGCAGTGTCAAACAGTGCATTGCTTGAGTCAAAACCAACCATGACACGACCAGCACCAAATGCAGTCCATGTACCAAAGCCAAGCAATGTCGCAGGGTTAGTGCTAACAGAAGCATTTGTATAGATTGAACCTACTGGATACAACAAAGCAATTGCCGCTTGAACAAAAGCAGTGGTGGCTATAGTGGTTGTATTACTGCCAGAAGACTGAGTAACAGCAACCGTACCTGTAGGCAATGTGGGCGTACCAGTAAAGGTAGGACTTGCCAAGTCTGCCTTAGTCGCAACAGCAGTAGCAATGTTGTTGAACTCAGTATCAATCTCAGTACCTTTGACAATCTTCAAAGGATTGCCAGAAGCTAAAGCATCCTTGGTTGCAAAGTTCGTACTCTTGGTGTAATTGGACACAATCTTCTCCTTTAACTCAGTTTGCCTTGTTTGGCAAGAATCTCAATCTTTTGAATCGACAAAGCAGTTCCATTGATATCAGTCTCGTAGCCTGTTTGCACAATCTTGCCAGCACCCGATGCAGAAACAGTCAATGTTTGAATGGCAACACCATCAGAGTAGTAAGCAATCGTTGTGGCGTTTGCCCCATACTCGGCAATACCGTAGTAGTAAACATCTTGCTCTGGAATTGTTGCGTTGTCAGACAAGTAGTTGGTTTTGAAGTCAAACCCCCACTTGAATGTCACTGTTTGGTTTGTGCCACCAATCACAACCGTAGACAACTTCTTCAAGATTGAAGTCACATTCTGATTGCCAAGATCAGCATGATTGGTGTAGTACAGCATCCGATAGGAATCGGTGTGGTCTTGGTAAGTGTTGTACAAAGCCACATAACCATTCTGACCCAACAACAAACTACCATCACGCTTAGACAACAAGGCTGTAGGCGTGATTGAATCCCAAACCGTTACTCTAGCCGCACCATCAGGCAAATAAGCCTTGGTGTCAAACACCCAAGTAGTATCAATGCTTGGAGTCACCAACAAATAAAACGCCTGTTTCTCACTGTAAACAGACTTGATGTTTGCCATTGTCTCGCCAGCTACCGTACCCATCAAGTCGTTGCGAATGTTCTTAGACAAGTCTCTCTCAGGCGCAGACTTCTCTTGAATCGTTCTCATCAACGATCTGACACCAGAGTTTGATAAGAAAAGCACATCAGTGCTAGTGGTTTGAATACTGTCTCTGGCAATGCAACCAATACCCTCTACAGTGTCGCTCAACTGCATGGTTGCAGGGGTAGTGGCATTGGCATACACCAAGATTTGACGCT